TACCTACAGCAAATAGCCCGGTCTTACCATTCTCCTTCACATAAGCCTTCACTTCTTTTTGCAACTGTTTTTGAAAGAAGAAACGACGATACTTGTTACCCTTACCTTTCAAAGTCACTTCACCTGTTATTATATCCTCCCAGGTAAATTGTAGAAATTCCGAAAGACGCGCTCCGGTAGTACCCAAAACTTTGATAAAGAAATAATAGTCTAAATTGGTTTTAGTCTTCAAGTAATTCAACAATCGATCGTATTCATCTACTGTTGGCACATTATTTACATCCAACTTACGTTTTATTTTAGGTCTTTTCAACTCAATAGGCTTCTTCATCCATTTGGAGAACCTTTCGATAGCTGTAATGCGCAAACTTATAGTAGCCGGGGAATACTTTTCTTCCTCAAGCATTTTAATGAATCGTCTGCAATTGTCCATATTAACCTCATTCGCATACTCAAAGTACTTCTTAAGCGAAGTATAATAGACGTCAACTGTATGAGGAGAATAATCATTGCTATCCGTTAACTGAACTATAAACTCACTGATTAAAGCCTTATTTTTTTCAGAAATGGCACTTAACCTTTCTAACGGTTTTACAACTTTCTCTTTACGTTTATAGCCAATACCTAAAAATGATAACAAATCAAGTATAGCATTACACATAAGTGGATGGCGAACCATCATTTCCACATTTTTCTGCTTGTATGCAAGATATCCGCGACGGTTTATACAAATAGCTTCTTCAAGGAAATCATTAACATACTTGATATATTTTCCTATAAAATCGTAACTTTTACCTGTTGTATACAAGTATGATATATAATCGATTAATATCCGTTTTCGTTGATCATCCATTTTCATTTAATATTAAATCACACCAAGTATTATCATTTTCAAAGAACCACTTAAAACCACTAGCCGTATGTTTTCCGGGCTTTTTATTGCAGATATAACTAATCAAGGACGGGCTGACCCCTGTTGCTCTGCTCGCATCCTGAATAGAAGGAAAGACACCAAACAACTGACGATTTTTTATTGCTACTACACTCTTCCGATTCATGCCAGCACCAGTCTTATGCCATGCTCCACGACCTTTTATTAAATTATTTACACTCCTACGCTTGGCTTTTTTCGAATGGTATTTCATTGATTTTCCTTTATTGTGAGGAACGGCACCTTTTAAAAATCTTCCGTTTACCAAATTTCGGGTAGGGCGTTCTATGGGTATATATAATTCACTCATATCTATTCTGATTTGAATTAAAGTACGAAGCATTTCACCTTATAATACAAGTCACTACTTAGCGACCGTTTTGCATACACATCTCCGTTAGAGAACTCAATCTTATTGCTTGTACAATTGATTATTCTATTCTCCTCAGTCTCTAATTTGAGTACATCTTCCTTTGTCATATTTCATCCTCCTCTATTTGAAGTAAAACATTAGTTTCAATCTTATCAGTGTATCCATCGTTTGGATACACTACTTCTTTCTCGACATATTCAATTCCGTGAACACGTATAAATTTATTATTCTCTTCATCCCAATTTGATGCTGTTCTATCTGTGAGCATAAATACATTGGCTGATTTAGGCATTTTTTTAAGCTTTTCTATAAGCTCTCCAACAGTTAATGTTTTCATAATTTTATTCATTACTGTTCTGTTATGAACCATACGGTGGACATTCAACCACCGCATGGCAATGTGATTACTCTACTATCATCCAGTCGCTGGCAAGCATATCCGTTTGTGATGCAAGCCAACCGTTTACAACTGTACCGTCGGCAGCTTTCATACACAAGTATGCTGTGAATTTGATTTTATCAGATTCGGAATCTCCGTAATTGTCGGATACCCACCTTTTGAATGATTCAGGTAATGATTTGACCTGATTCACGATGATATTAGTAGGCAAGCTATCTTCCGGACGTTGAAAAATAAACATGCCTTTTCCATTCCATCCTTGCCGAGTAACAAGTCTTCCTCTTTGGATGGATTTAAGAGCTTGACCGAAAGAGCCAAGCTCACCGATTGTTAATTCTTCGTTTTCCGAAGCACCTATGACATAAGCCGTTTCAATCTCACCTTTGGTATAACTACCACTCTGATTACACAACTTTGCTGAATACTCAGCCGATTTTTCATCTAATGTTTTCATCTTAATCTATATTCTACGTTAAACATTGAGTCTGCCCGCTGGAACATCTTCTCATAGCGGTTTTCTTTATATCCTCTCTTGATAGTCGTATGTGAAACTTTCTGTGCAGTGCATCCTACTATTAAAGTAAGAAGCACGAATATTATTAATATCTTATTCATTCCTGTATTTTTTTGAGGGTTTATAATTTACTATATATCAACATCAGCCATCCGATGATATCAAATAAACAGGATATAAAAATCGCATTCTCTCTCTTTATAAAGAGAATTGCAAAAGAAGCGACAAACACTACGATCGCGGCTAACTGAATGAATGTCTTGGTATCTATCATAATATTCCTTTTTGATTTATACATTTTGTATCTTACATTAAACTTTTCAAATCCACCGGTTGCTTGTCTTTGTTGTACAGCCTTACTTTCAGCCTTTCCACCAGCACGAACACCAATGAGGCCGCATCCGGATTGTCCACCCGGACACGCACGCCGGTTAAGTTCTCCGCCTTTGCCCGCTGGATGATCAGCGGGCATGGCTTGTTGTAATACTCCCAATAGTAGATGAGTTGTCCGAGCAACTGGTCTTCTATCTGGATAATCAGGTCTATCGGCTCACGGTACAGCATGGCTCCGGTTGTATTCGTCCTCCATTTCCCGTATCATCTCCATGCAGGCGGGCCATCCGGGAAATCCCCCGATATTCTTATCGTCGATATAGACGTGCGCGTATATCTTCTTTCCGGCTTCACCGCCATATTTGGCTACATTCTCAGGATCATGGTCGTTGACGCGGGAAAAGGGGATGCGGTGTTCCAACAGCCAGTTGATGGCCTCCAGCAACCGGTCTCCGGTACGACAGGTCCAGATGATGATCTTGTGCCCTTGCGAGTGGAGCGCCCGGAGTGTTTTCCCCGCATAAGGCTGTTCACCCAGAATGACAGGGTAGTTACTGCGGACGATCGTCCCGTCAAAATCCACCGCTATGATCATAACCGGCAGAATGAGGGTTCGACGCGTCGCCATACTCCGTTCTCGTCACGTTTGTAGAAGTAATAGTTGACGGCTGTTTTATACACCACATTGCTTTCTTTGAACAGCTGCATGATGGCGGCGTACTCCTCATCAAAACGAGATTCAAGCTCATACAGTTTGCTGATGGACTTGTAATCAAGATCACCCTGCTTGTTCCGTTCCAGCAGTGTCATGGCGAGCTGGTACATAGGATCGTCTACTCCTTTGTCTGTACGACCTACATAGTCTTTCAGGTAGTTGATCAGGCGTTCGGCCGCCATGTCCGCCCGCTCGTCGAAACTTTTCACCTTGTTGCTCTTCACCTCCAGTTTGAAATTCCCGTCCACTACCGAGAAACTGGCCTGTTCCTCGCCACGCCGTAACTGTCCGTAGTCACGCATGACGTTGCGGAACGCCCCGCTTTCGGATTCCAGCCACTCACGGAACCCCGCCACGTTGTTCACGACAGGCATCAGTCTGCTTTCCACATCGAAAGCGAACTGGTGGCGTAATGTCTCGTACGCTTCACGGCGGTTGATGCTGTCCTCCTTTTCCTGCTTTTTCAGTGCGTGCAGCAGTTCCGCCCTCTCTTCTTTTGATAAATTACTGATGTCCATAATAATTGGTTTTTAAATGGTTTATAAATAGTTTTTAAATTCCTTTCAGATGATATACCTCTTTCGCCTCCTTTTCCAGCCTTTCCTGTTCTATGTAGAGGGCACTGCGGCGGTCTACCAGGCGTGCGTATTCGTCGCGGGTGAAACCTCCGGGGTTGTACAGTTTCTCGTTTATCTCGTCCAGTTCACGGGGGATGCGGTCTAGGCGGTCTAGAATTTTGTTGATGCGGTTGATGCGCATCTGCTCCGCGCTTTCGTTATTGGAGAAAAATTTCTTTTCTTTCATTGGTCCCGTGTCTTTAATATTTGCTCAAGCCGCCGGATGACCGCTTGCAGTTCCTCACTGTCAAGTTTGTAAAGGGGTTTTCCGGCTATCCGTTTGTCACAGAGGCAGGCGTTCACCCTGTCCCAGTCGGTGGTGTCTATCCCCAGTTTTTGCAGACGTACCAGCACTCCGGAGCGTTGACGTTTGATTCCCCTTTCCCCGACGGACAGGTCACGGTTCTCGTGGGCCGCTCCCTGAATGTATCCTGAAAGGTATTGCCCTTCGCTGTATGTCAGGTCGCGGGTGCTGTCGGTGCGGCCTTTCGTCAGGTCGAGAATCATGCCGCGGCGTGTCTCCTCGTCCAGGCCGTAGCGGGCGTACAGCCCGTGCAGGTGGCCTATCAGACCGGTGCTAATCGGCCTCCTGATGCTCTTCTTCTGTTCCATTGATTTCTATGTTTTTTAGATGATATTCCTGATATCCTTTTGCCCAGATGATAAAAAATCCGCGTGGTCCTCCTTTGCCACGGCCTACGAACGTGGCCTTGAATCCTTGTACGTAGATACGTTTGAAGCTGTCACGCTTTACCCGGTAGGCGGCTTGTCCCTCCACCTCTTTCCCGTCCACATGGGAGATGAATATGAACACTTTTCTGGGGTATTTCTTGCGCAGGCTGATTATCTCGTCCGCTTTCACTCCGCACTGGTCTGTAAAATACTGCACGGAGTCGATGATAATCACGTCCGCGCTCCGTTGCTTGCCCAGATATTCGTCCAGATCCTCAAACGTGGTATCGTCCGAGAAGATGATCCGGTTGATGTCGCTCCGCATCCCCACGTCACGGACGGATTCAAGGAAATCCGTAGATCCTCCCATCTCCAGCGTGAGGTAGAGCACGCGCATTCCCATTTCATCCAGCTTCCGGGCCAGTTGCAGGGCAAAAGAGCTTTTTCCCTGCCCGGACTTCCCGTAGATAATCCAGCAGCCGGATTTCTCCGGACGGCCGAATGCCTGATACCACTCTCCGTCGAAGTCGATATATTCGTGGCGGATGTCCTCTAGGTTTTTCAAGCTCCATACTTTCATGCCAGTTCGCCGCGCTCTATCTGTTCACGAATCAGTTCCGCCTCGATCATGCCGCTCAATTCGCGCAGGTCATCGACAAAGTCGTAGGACTTGCCGCTGCCTTCCACCGGTTCCTTCCGCCGTTTGTCCAGCTTTCCCCAGATATATTGTCCGGTCTCCCTGGAACTGATACCGTTAGCGGCACAAATGGCCAGTACGTCTTTTTTTGTGGCTCCCAGCAGGGAGATGTAGTTACGGCTGAAACGTCCGTCCAGTTCGTCGTATCCCTCGATACGCCCGACGTAGCGTTTGATGTTCCTTTCCAACGTTTCCGTACCGGCCACCAGGGCTCCCATACGGTGGAGCGTGTCGTCATATATGGGGATCAGCGTACAGAGGGCGCTGTGTGTCAGTTTTCCGGCATCGTCAAGTATGAGGATGGGCTTTTTGTCCGCCATGCGGTTAAAATGGGAGACGATAACGTCTGTCAGGTCGTCATTGTCCATATAGCGGGTGACTTCCTCTCCCAGACAAACGGCAAGGCGGGTGAGAAACTTGCGGGCCGTCCATTTCCGGCATTTCAGATAGACCACCGAATTGTCCGTGCTGATGTTGTACAGGTCGATCAGCGATTGTGTCTTTCCGCTTCCGCTGCGTGACGAGATGCAAATCCAACGGCTGTTCTTTCGGGCGGCTATGAAAGCGGTGCGTATCTGCCTGTAACTTGTCACGCTTTCCACCACGTTCCATGCGTTCTCGTAGTAATTGAGCCCGGAGGCTATCTTCCCGGCAATGGCGTTCTCCTTAGCCCCGTATTTTCCCGAACGGAACTGTGACATCGCCGTATCTGATATTCCGCATTTGCGGGCCAGTTCGGCGGCGGACGATCCGCGCTGTACCAGCTTCTCAATGTATGCTTTCAAACTCTGTGTATCCATAATCTATCGTTTTTAAATGTACTCTAAATCATCTTGAAAAATTCATGTCCAACGGGTTGTAGTCGTAGTCTTCATCATCCCCCGTGAGAGTGTCCGGTCTGGAAACGTGTTCCGTCACGTCTTCATACTCAACGTCTACCGCCGTGTTGTCACGTGCCTTGCTGCGTTCGTCCTTATGCTGGCCGCGACTGTCGGTAATCAGGTGGATGTCCAGCAGTGAATTTCCGAGAAGTCCGGGCACTTGCTGATACAGGTGCCCGATATGTTGGTCTACATCGTGCCCCTTTTCCTGTACGTGGGCTGTCAACTCCCGGTTGAAGACATCCACCCGTGCCCGGTACTCGAAGTGTTCCGGCTTCTGGTCGGCCAGCGCCATCGGAACTTTTATTTCCTGTTGGAGCAGATACCGAAGCGTGCCTGTCTCTTTTTCCACACGCCCCGATTTCAGGCGTTTGGCGTTGGAGATGAGCACCTGGCTCATATCATCGGGATCGAACCGGACTATCCAGTCTTCATTATAATAATTACGCAAGGAAAGGTCGAAGCTGTCGAAACAGAGGCGTTTCCCCATAAATTCGATATATAATCCGGAGCCGGTCAGCTTGTTGGTGCGTCCGGTGGTTTCTCCCATCAAAAGGAGATATTCTTCCGTACCGAAAGGTATTTTTCGGGCTTCCTCCGTATGATTCCATGCTTCCCGGTAATCATCTATCTTTTTTGCACGTTCCGTCTCTATCATGGCTTCTATCTGGCCTATTACGGTGGCTTCGTCCGGAACGAGATTGCGGTTGTAATTGATAATTTCCAGATTGGGCTGGTTGGCTGTGTCCGCGGTGATCCCAAAGCCGGACCAGTTGGCCTGCAACTGGCAGAAGTCACGGTTCAATGACAGGAAATAAGGCTCTATAATTTTGGATTTGGCATTTCCGAGTGCGGCCGGGGTATAATACTTTGTCATTGCCTGATAAAAAGGAACCATCACTTTCTTCTGGTAATTGTCACTTTGCAACTGCAACGGCTTGTAACGGGTTCCGAACAACTCGCGTGTATGGTTTACCGCATTACGCAAAGCCTCGCGGATCAGGGCCGGAGACTCATGGTCACCGATAGCATATCCGATCGGATATTTCTTGCAGGCGTCCAATACGATGACAGCCGTCTTGCGGTTGGTATAGGTTGTCTTCATATACAGTTTTCCGTCTTTTTCCTTTGTCTTTATCTTTTTCTGATAAAGCAGTTCCACCGTCCAACCGTCCAGCGTCCAATAGGTTAATGCCTGTTCCGGTGCGGAACGGTGTATCTGTTTCATGCGGGTGTTCCGGAGTGTGGCGACACCTTTGCAGCCCGGCATAGTGGTAAGATCCATTTTCTTACGGTAATTGTCCACCGTAGTGGGACTGTTTACCGGTTCCCAGCTCATCAGGTCGGCCACTTTATTGTATTCGTTCATGATCTGCACGCTGTTCAGATTGTTGTGATGACTGATCAGTTTGTGCATCACAGCCTGCTGTTCATTGTTCAGCACCTTGACGGCGTGCTTGTTCCCGTATGCCTTGTGGATGACGCTCCGGAATCCCTCCTCCTCGCTGACGGCGCGTGCCTGTTCGTACTGCTCGCACTTGCGCTTGAGTGATTTCCAGTTTTGCGGAAGCTTGTGGGGGAAGATGGCACGCCCGTTCGGATCTTTCAATGGCAGAAGGTCATTGCTCAACTGGCAAAGGCGCTCCCAGATGTTGATACGGATGTTCCCGCCACCGAACGCCCATTGCTTGCGGGTATCCCGTAGCTTCAACAGAGCGTCCATGATGCGGACGTTCAACGTGTATTCATCCACCTTTTCCGGCGGGAGCTTGCGGTCGTTGTCATAACGGTATTTCACACTGAAATACTCATAGGCGGCATTCCCGTAAACGATAGCTGTCTCCAATGCGGATTTTTGCGTCTTGGCGGCGATCGCGGCACGGGGATCACCATACACCTGGATGTACTTTTGTTTAATGTCCGGTCTCATGGTTTCAAAATCTACTAAGGCGGAAGAACCGGGAGTGCTGCGACGAAGAATCAATAGCTGTTTACGATTTCTCAATGTAGAAAATGTACCTTCTGACAAAAATCCTTTGTCGCTACCTACATTTCGTTTTATATTGAGGGATATCAGCTCATTCGCAAATATACATACCCGATTATTATAAATTTCAGCCATTATATTTATACTGTTAACTTTGGTGCAAGCCCCGGCACCGCCCCGGAGTTGAAGCTGCTTCCCGTCCTTTTACCTCATACCGATTGAAAACCTGTCCTAACACTTAATAAACTAAACATGACAAATTCAATCTGAAACCCATGAGACAACTGTTATCCTGAAAACGGGGAAGTTCTCTACTTGCCTTTTACTTAAATATTCTCGTTGAGCATATCAAGCAGTTCCTGCGCGCGCCTGAACGCATAATCCTCATCTGGTTCGCTAAACTCTTTGACAGTCATCCATCCGATGGACGTTTTCATCTGCACGAAAAACACGGCATAAGGGTACATTATCGATTCATCCCCGATGATCCGTGTCATATTTCTGGATACCCGTTTGATTCTGAACTTTCTCATCGCGCACCGTCCTTTCCACCGTTTACCTCACGTTCTACGATGACCAGCACAGAGAAGCAGGCGATCACGAACGCCGCCCATATGTTGGAAGCGGACACCTCAATACCATCCACCAATGATACGGCGGTAATTATTCCCGCGCCTATCATCACATTCTGAATCATTCTGATTGTTTTCATATTTTTACCTCCGATAAAGTTCTAATTATCTCTTTCTTTGTCATGTCCGCAAAGTCATTTGTTAGCATTGTATCAAGTTCTTGTGCTGTTACCATGTCAGCCGAAACGACACAGTCACCTTCCTCTACATTATCAATAAAGAATGTGACTTTTTGATTGATTGATGTTATTGACGCATCATAATGATACAGGAGCTCACTCAATTCTTTGATGAATTTCTTTTCTTTATATGTCAAGTTTCTTTTCATACGCTATGTTTTTATTGTTTTTAAGTCCGTTTTAAAAAGTCTGTCCCTATTCATCCCGAACCGGGATAGTCTTGCTACATTTGTAGCTGAAACCAAAATTTATATAATCATGAATACTAAAGTAAAATTCACTGTATCTTTTAAACTGACCAATAGTGAGAAAGAAGTGCTTCCGGCAATGGCTCAACCCTTTGAGGCAACACTCGAACGTTACCTGTTATCGTATAGTGTTCACTTCGAACATCCCCACCGAAATACAAAGTCAGGGTCTCTGTTTGCAGTGTACACGATAGAAACCGAGATTCATGCGGTAGCGGCTGCGTTCTATCTGGGTAAGCTGATTGAAGGTGAAGCCGGTATTCTTCAGCTTTTTGACGAAGGAGTTGAATCCTTTTCATTCTCGGTAGAGTGACGATATTGCCGGTGAATACCGGCATTTCCTTCTGACAAGTTGATTTCATCATGATACGTACTGATTTAAATCGTTGTTAATAATGAGCTAATACTTGTAAGTTCCTGAATTTACATTCGGATGGGGATTTTATTGCCTTTTTCATACCTTACATTATTTAATGGTTATTACTCCCGTCACATTGCCATGAGAGTCCAGCACTTTAGTT